AAGTATTTATTTACTGTAGATTATACGGAAAGTGAAATAGCAGACGACCCTGCACAACATAAACAAAGTCATGTTTTGCAGTTGTTACAGGCGGATGAATATACAGGTAATATAGTTGCTTTACCTAACAATAGGGTTCGAGTCACACACCCTGCTTGGTGGGTAACAGGTGAAGGACCGCCTGATTTTAAACCATCACATCACATACATTATTCAAAATCAGATTTGGATTACACACTAGACGTAAATCAAATTTTTGATAACATGTATGCAGAACCTGTTGAAGAGGAGAAAAAAAATGAAAAAAAACGGTAAAACTTTTATAAAAAGAGTTGCAGGAGCTACCATAGGTGTCAGGGCGAATGATGCTCTTCAAAATGTATTTGGCACAGGAAGAGTTAAAATTGGCGGTGGGTTAATTCCAGCAAACGAAGGAACAAAATTGTTCGATAAAAAGAAAGTAAAATAATGGCGGTATCAGGTAGCACAAATTTTGAACTGGACGTTGCAGAATATATTGAAGAAGCTTTTGAGCGTTGTGGTATAGAGGTTAGAACGGGTTATGATTTAAAATCAGCCAGACGATCCTTAAACCTTATGTTAGCAGAATGGGCAAACAGGGGACTTAATCAATGGACTATATCTCAATCAACACAAGCTTTAACAAAAGGAACGGGAAATTATACTTTAGATTCTGGTATTATTGATATTTTATCTGTTGTAGTAAGAAGAGATGGGACGGATTTTTCTTTAGACAGGATCAGTAGAGATACTTATATTGCCATACCAACTAAAACAACAGAGGCTAGACCTTCACAATTTTTCTTGGATAGACAAATACAACCTGTTTTAAAACTTTGGCCTGTGCCAGAAAACTCAACAGATACTGTCATATTTGATGCTTTAACACGTATGGATGATGCAGATACTTACGTTAATACAGTGGATATGCCCTTTCGTTTTTTTCCTTGCCTAGCAGCAGGTCTTGCTTATTATATTTCGATAAAAAGAGCGCCAAATAAAACACAATTATTAAAAGCTGTTTATGAAGAGGAGTTTGAAAGGGCTATGACCGAAGATAGAGACAGAGCTTCTTTTAAGGTTGTACCTCAGTTTGAGTATTTTAGGGTTAGTTGATGGCTAAATTTGGACGAGGAAAACACGCTTACGCAATATCAGATAGGTCTGGTTTTAGATATTTGTATCGTGACATGCGTAAAGAATGGAATGGTTTACTTGTTGGTCCAGATGAATATGAACCTAAACAACCACAATTAGGTCCTTTTAGAACAGTTTCTGATGCTCAAGCTTTAAAAGATGCTAGACCACAAAACCCTGATTTAAATACGCCTTTTTTAGTAAAAACAACCAACGACATTTTTAGTGGTGCAAAAGCTGAATTACCATCTAAAATTGAATTAACAGATGCATTAGTATCAGGAGTTGGATCAGTAACGGTGACAACATGAGCTTTACATTAACAACATTAAGATCCTCTATACAGGATTATACAGAAAATACAGAAACTAGTTTTTTAAATAATTTAAGCACGTTTATTCAACTTGCTGAAGAAAGAATATTAAAAAGCGTACAATTGAATGTTTTTGAAAAAAATGTATCTGGTACTATGACTACAAGTAATCAATATTTAGCTTGTCCAAGTGATTTTTTGGCGCCAAATTCTTTGACTATCACAAATAGTAGTAATTACACTTACCTACAATTTAAGGAAAAAGAGTTTGTACAATCTTACACACCTAATCCTGCAACAACAGGCGTACCTAAATATTATGCTCAATTTGATGTAGATAATTTTGTTATAGCTCCTACCCCCGATAGTGGTTATACTGTTGATTTAAGTTATTTTTATCGACCTGCGAGTATAACTAGCAGTGTTATTACATTTACTGTTACAAGCAGTGCTTCTTTTACCGTTGGAGAAACTATTACAGGCGGTACATCAGGGGCAACCACTACCATTTCTTCAAAACCATCTAGCACTACTATG